GCCGGGAGAAGGAAGAGCTTTTGTGCGCGAATGAGCGGCATGAAATCGAAACTTACCTCAGCGAAAACAGCCAACGACCCCGACTCCCGGATTAACAAAAGCCTTCGGGCGTGGAAGTGTTGAGATGGCAAAACCTATTGCTGACGACGAAACGCGGTTGGCTAAGTTTGGCAATCTAACGCCAGACGAAAAACGCAAAGAACGCGCAAAACAACAGGCAGAACTAGAATCGGCTACTAGTGAGCGTGAGCGTCCTTTGGGTAGTCGTATTATGGATAAGCTGGGCGCTGCTTTTGGGCAACCGGCCAATCAAAAAGCCCATGAACAAGCTGCCGCTGAAGATACTGCACGCCGAGAATCTCGGTATCAAACCGCAAAGCAACGTGCTGGGATGTCTGACCAAGAGCTTGAAAAAGAGCCAAGTCTGTACGGTACGGACAGGTCTATGAAGCTCAAAGATAACCCCCTGAAAATGGCTAAAGGTGGTTCTGTAGGCTCCGCTTCCAAACGTGCTGATGGTTGTGCCCAACGTGGTAAGACTAAAGGTAAAATGCGGTGATGGATATGGAACATACTATTTGGAACGCAGTTCTTTCGGTAGGCGTCAGCGTTGCTGGGTTCTTCCTCAAGAGCATGTATGACGAGTTAAAACGCCTTCAAGTACTGATTAACAAGACCCGCGAAGAAATCGCCAAAGAGTATGTGACCAAGTCACAGTTGGACGCGGACATTAACCGCATCTTTGACCGCCTTGATCGCCTTGAAGCTAAGATCGACCGGCTGGTAGAGAAACATGCCTAGTCATTCAAAGAAACAGCATAACTTTATGGAGGCGATTGCTCACTCGCCTTCCTTCGCCAAGAAAGTTGGTGTTCCGCAGTCCGTGGGCAAAGATTACGCAGCAGCCGATAAAGGCAAAACTTTTAAACAGGGCGGTGATATGGCTACGAAAATGAATCCCGGTTTTATGGCAATGATGGCTAAAAAGAAGGCCGCACAAGAAGGCTCAAAAGCTGACAAAGCCGCTGACAAAAAACAAATGATGGGCATGAAGAAAGGTGGTGGTGTTGACGGTGCTGCTAAAAAAGGCAAAACCAAAGGCACTATGGTTAAGATGAACACGGGCGGAAGGGCCTGTTAAGGAGTTATCATGGCATTGCCAGACGTTTATACCGCCGACAAAGGTCAGCCACCGATGCCCGACGAAGGTCCTACGACCCGGATTGACCCTAAAGTTGCTGCCGCTCGCGCTCTTCTGATGAAAAAAGCGCTGATGGCTAAGCGTGCACGGGGCGCGATGCCCGGTTTGATGCCGGGTGGACTGCCGGATGTCTACACCGCTGACAAGGGTCAGCCACCGATGCCAGACGAAGGCCCGACGACCCCCGCACCTATGCGTCGTGGTCCCGGTATGTTTTCTAAAGGTGGTTCTGTTGGCGGCGCTTCTAGGCGTGCTGACGGTTGCGCACAGCGCGGTAAGACCAAGGGCCGGATGATATGATGTCTAGCCGGGGGATGGGTGCCATAGACCCATCCAAAATGCCGTCTAAAAAGAAGATTGTCCGTAAGGACGATCCGAACGATGTCGCCTTGTACGCTGAAGGTGGACACGTAAATGAGGCCGGTAATTACACAAAACCCGATCTTCGTAAACGGATTGTGTCCCAAGTGAAGGCTGCGGCAACTCAAGGCACGGGCGCAGGACAGTGGTCAGCCCGTAAAGCCCAGCTTGTTGCCAAAAAGTACAAGGCGGCTGGTGGAGGTTATCGTGATTAAAGGCCATGCTGAAGACTGTGCGCTAAATGAAGATGGGCCATGTACTTGTGGAACATATGAAGAGTTAGATGACTTAGCCCGTGAAGAAGCGGGAGAAGACGGTAAAGATTTTGAATGAAAGATCCGCAGCAATCCCTTAAAGACTGGGGTGACCAGAAATGGCGCACCAAAAGTGGTAAGCCGTCAAGTAAGACGGGCGAGCGGTACTTGCCAGAAAAAGCAATCCAAAGTTTGAGTCCGTCTGAGTACGCTGCAACGACTAAAGCCAAACGTGCAGGTAAGGCGGCAGGAAAACAGTTTGTAGCGCAGCCCAAAACAATCGCAAAGAAAACCGCTAGGTTCAGATAATGTCAGTATCCGGGGTCGCCAACTTTGACATGAACTTCACGGAACTCGCTGAAGAAGCGTTTGAACGTGCAGGTCGTGAGATGCGCTCTGGTTATGATCTTAGGACGGCGCGGCGTAGCGTCAACATCATGATGGCTGAGTGGGCCAACCGTGGTATCAACATGTGGACGATTGAGCAAGGCTCTATCCCCATGAACACGGGAACTGCTACGTACAATCTACCTGCTGACACGGTAGACCTGATGGAACACGTGATTCGCACTGGTTCAGGAAATTCTGCTACTCAAGCGGACCTGACCATTACTCGTATTAGCGTCTCAACGTACGCTACGATCCCAAATAAGCTCAGCCAAGCGCGTCCAATCCAAGTCTATATTGACCGCAAACAGGCCGTTCCAACGGTCACCGTTTGGCCTATCCCAGATCAGGGCACGACCGCTTCTCCGTATTACACCTTTGTTTACTGGCGGTTGTGTCGGATGGACAATATTAATACGGGCGTCAACACGGCTGATGTGAACTTTCGTTTCTTACCCTGCCTTACCGCAGGGTTGGCCTATTATGTAGCCATGAAGATCCCTGAAGGCGCACAGCGGCTGGATATGCTGAAGACTGAGTATGAGTATCAGTGGGGGTTAGCTGCGGCTGAAGACCGGGAAAAGGCGGCGGATCGGTTTGTACCACGGCAGTATTTTATCGGTAGCAGCTAATGGCTAATCGGTTCGCCTCCGGCAAGATTGCTATTGCGGAATGCGACCAGTGCGGGTTCCGTTACAAGCTAAAGGATCTAAAGAAGTTAGTAGTTAAGACAAAGATAGTTAGCATCAAGGTCTGCCCGCAGTGCTGGGTTCCAGATCAGCCTCAGTTGCAACTCGGCATGTACCCAGTTGATGACCCACAGGCGCTCAGGGAGCCACGTAAAGATCTTAGTTATTATCAGTCTGGGACAAACGTAAACGGATATCCGTCAGAAGGTAGTCGAGTGATTCAGTGGGGTTGGGCACCGGTTGGCGGACCTAGAGATTACGGGTTGACCCCGAATGTCTTGGTTTTAGTGGGTCAAGTTGGTACAGTAACGGTTGTGACGACATAGGAGTCCATGATGGACAAAAAAGAAGTTAAAGCTATTGCGGACACGGAAATCCGTGGTCACGAAAAGCGTATGCACCCCGGTGCCAAGAAGATGAAGGCCGGTGGCCCTACTACGGATGACCGCATGAAACAGGGGCGTAATATGTCCCGCGCCATGAACCAGCGCAGTGGCGCACGGGGGCGGTGATGGGTGACTACAGCATGAAGCGTGGTGGCAAAGAAGTCGGCCCTGCGTCAACTTATGCCGCACCGCATGATATGTCGGGCAAAACCGGCGTTGACTTGAGTAACAGCGGCTACGGCAAAAAAGCTCGTACGACCAGCCTTGGTGATTTGTGCGTCAGTCTTGGAGATGTCTCCAGCAAAGAGTGTCCACCACCAAAAACCTCCGGTATTAAGGTTCGCGGGACCGGTGCCGCTACTAAAGGTCTTATGGCCCGAGGCCCAATGGCATGAACTACGCTGATCTGGTCACGAACATATCTGACATCACGGAAAATACTTTCCTGACGAGAGATGTAAATATGTTCATCCAGCAGGCTGAGCAGAAGATCTATAACACGGTCCAACTGCCCAATCTGCGCAAAAACGTGACCGGAACAGCTACGCAGTACAACAAGTATGTATCTGCACCAGACGACTTTTTGTCCGTCTATTCGATGGCAATTTTTCCTACGGGTGGGTCTTACACGTTCTTGCTAAATAAAGACGTGAACTTCATCCGTGAAGCGTACCCAAGTCCGACTGACTACGGGACACCGGCTCATTACGCTATTTTTGGCCCTCAATCCTCGTTGCCAACTGAACTAACCTTCATTCTCGGCCCTACCCCGGATGTGGCATATAACGTAGAATTGCACTATTACTACTACCCAGAGTCCATCGTGACTGCTGGGACCACGTGGTTAGGCGATAACTTTGACTCCGCGTTGCTCAACGGTGCGCTGATTGAGGCTATTCGGTTTATGAAGGGCGAGCAAGAGTTGATCGCGTTGTACAAGGGTATGTACGATAACGCTATGGTCTTGCTTAAACAGTTGGGTGACGGAAAAGACCGTCAAGATGCGTACCGCAGCGGTCAGACCCGCGTGCAAGTTATTTAATTTAGGAGTTTCTCATGCCCGGTATCGTTCAATCAATGCCTGTTTCATTCAAAGTCGGTTTGATGAATGGGGTTTTTAATTTTCAGACTGGTACTGGGGCGGTGTTTACTGCTGCTATTACTGGGACTTCAATGGTGGTCTCGGCGGTATCGTCTGGCACTCTGGCAATTGGTCAAGGGGTTCAGCTAACCGCTACCCCTAATACGGTCCTTACTAGCGCGTCCGCCGCTGCTTATATCACGGCGTTTGTGTCTGGAACCTACGGCGGGGCTGGCACTTACACGCTAAGCACTTCGGCTACGGTTAGTTCAAGCGCAAACAACTTGACCGCTGGGTCGTTCTATATCGCCCTGTATACGAGTTCTGCAAGCCTTGACGCGGCAACCAGCGCGTATCTTCCCGGCTCCGCTAATTATGAAGTTGTTCCTAGTGCTGGCACTTCGTATGTTACCGGCACGGCAAACATTCCCGGTGGCAACGTACTGAGTGTTTCGGTCACGCCTTCACCGGCAGGTCCGACGTGGAGCACGTCAAATCAGACCTCGTATATTAACTTCTCTGATACCACGTGGTCTACTATCTCCATGACCGCTCGCGGTGCTATGATTTACCAGAACAGTACGCTGACGATTGGTGGAAGCTCCATCATTCGCCCTGCGGTTGCTATTCTGGACTTTGGTTCTGACAAGACATCAAGCGCCTCTAACTTTACGATTCAGTTTCCGTCAGTGGGCACAAGCCCAACTGGTTCAACGGCAATTGTACGCATTGCAGGAAGTTATCCATAATGGCCGTATCCCTTAAACACCAATTTGCAAGCGGCAAACTTGACGGTACTGACGCCACTCTGGTTCAGCCGTCAAACTGGAACGCCGAGCACACGTTGCAACTTGCTACCAGCAAATTGCTTGGACGAGCTACGGCAGGAACCGGTGCCGCAGAAGAAGTTGCTGTAGCGGGGACTCTTACGCTGACCACCCCAAGCGGTGTTCCAACGCTGACCGGCACAGGCGCAACAACTGGCAAGGCGATTGCCGTTGCCATCGTATTTAGTTAAGGATTAACAGTGTTAACGCAGGAGCAGGTTCGGGACTTGTTTGACTACCGTGAAGACGGTAAGTTGATTCGTCGCCGCGCCACAGGCGGTAACGGCAACTACGCTGGTCGAGTGATTGGCACGACTCCTACGGGAGAACGTAAAAATCGGTATAGCATAACCAAGATTAGCGGCCAACACTGGATGGTCCATAAACTAATCTACCTGTGGCATCATGGAGTTGTGCCGGAGCAGCTTGACCACATCAACCACGATTCGTCTGACAACCGAATTGAAAATCTCCGGCCTGCGGATACAGCAAAGAACGCTCAAAACCGTCGCTTGTTTGCAAACAATAAGTCGGGTTGCAAGGGCGTGATTTGGCACAAACGTGTTAAGAAATGGCAAGCATATGTTTCGGTGGACAAGAAGATGAAACATCTTGGATATTTTGAAGATATCGAACTTGCCGACTTGGTAGCCACCGAAGCTCGTGATTTGTATCACGGTCAATACGCAAATCATTCTTAAGGATATAATCAATGTCAAACCCGAACATTGTTAACGTCAGTGCCATTTACGGCACCACGACGTACTACACCCCGTCAGGGACTACAGCGGTTGTGCTTGTGCCAAATGCCGCATCGAGTGGTTTGGTCTACAAGATTGAGAACGTGGTTGTATCAAATGTGACTTCATCTGCAGCAAACGCAACGGTGAGCATTTATACAAACGGTGCGGTTGCTCAAGGCTCTGCTCCTGCGGGCGGTACGGCTTATCCAATTGTGTATCAGGTTAGTGTTCCACCGAATGCTTCGCTTGTAGCTGTTGATAAATCCACTTCGTTCTACCTGATGGAAGGAACTTCAATTTCCATTACGTCAGGCACGGGTAGTGCGTTGACTTTCACCGTCAGCTACGAAAACATTAGTTCAAGCTAATCATGTCCATTCGCTACACGGGTGGGATTCTCTCCAATACCGTTGACGGGCTGAGTACGCCCGTAACTACCATTGAGTATTTGGTAGTTGCTGGTGGGGGTGGTGGAGGATATGGAACCGGAGCAGGTGGTGGAGCAGGTGGCGTTTTAACTGCTACGGGCTATCCAGTTGTTGCTGGGTCGGCTATCACTATTACTGTTGGTTCTGGTGGCGCTGCTAATTACGGCAATGGTCAAAACTCAGTATTAAGTTCTTCCTCCGCAGTTATTACTGCAATTGGTGGTGGGGCTGGCGGGCAACAAAGCGCGTCAAAAAATGGGGCAGCGGGTGGGTCTGGTGGTGGCGCTGCTGAATATGGTGGAGCGGGTACTGCGGGGGCCGGGACTGCCGGTCAAGGAAATAACGGGGGCAGTGCTTACGTTTCTGGGGCAAGTATTGCGTCTGGGGG